TCACACCTGTAAAACATGATACAATGAAAGAGGCAAAGGAATGGTTAAAGTCTTATGAAGACCAACCACATCTTATCTTTGGTAATACAACATTCCAATATAATTATATTGCAGATGAATATCCTAGTCATGTAAAATGGGATATTGATAAAATTCTTGTTGTAACTATGGATATAGAAGTTGCATGTGAAAATGGATTTCCAGACCCAGAAAAAGCAATTGAACCATTACTATCAATTACAATTAAGAATCATCAAAACAAACAAATATTAGTTTGGGGTATAGGTGATTACAAAAACTCAAGAGAAGATGTTACTTATGTAAAATGTGATACAGAATATAAATTAATACAGGAGTTTTTATCTTTCTGGCAATCAAATCAACCAGATATTCTTACAGGTTGGAACACAGAATTTTTTGATGTGCCTTACATTTGTAATCGTATTAAAAACTTATATGATGAAAAGGAAGTAAATAGACTTTCGCCTTGGGGTAATGTTTCAAGTAGAGAAGTTTTTAAAATGGGTAGAAAACATCAAACATTTGACATACAAGGAATATCACATTTAGATTATTATGATTTGTATAGGAAGTTTACATATACTAATCGTGAGAGTTACAAACTTGACCATATTGCACATGTAGAGCTAGGGGAGTCTAAAGATGACAATCCATACGAAACATTCCGAGAATGGTACTTAAAGGACTTCCAATCGTTCATTGACTACAACATACAAGATGTAGAAATCGTGGATAGACTAGAAGACAAAATGAGATTGATTGAACTATGTTTAACTATGGCTTATGATGCTAAAGTTAACTATATGGATGTACTTGGTTCAGTTAAATACTGGGATATATTAATTTACAATGAACTTCGAAAGAAAGGTATTGTTATCCCACAAAAAATTCAAAGAAAGAAAGATGAAAAGTTTGAAGGTGCATATGTAAAAGACCCACAAGTCGGTTTACATAAATGGGTAATGTCATTTGATTTAAATTCACTATACCCACATTTAATTATGCAATATAATATTTCACCAGAAACATTAGTTGCAAACCAAAAAGTTAAAAACATAACTGTTGATAAAATGTTAGATAAAAAAATAGATACATCTATATTAAAAGGTGTAACTCTTACACCAAATGGAGCTTTGTTTAAAACAACTACTAAAGGTTTTCTACCCGAACTCATGCAAAAAATGTATGATGATAGGGTGAAATACAAACAGTTAATGTTAGAAGCAAAGAAAGATTATGAAAGAACTAAAGACCCAAAACTTAAAAAAACAATTTCGAAATTTAATAATATCCAAATGGCCAAAAAGATTTCTCTTAATAGTGTATATGGTGCTATTGGTAATAACTGGTTTAGGTATTATAATATTTTGGTCGCTGAAGCAATTACTACCAGTGGTCAATTTGCTATTCGTTTCATTGAACGTGCTCTTAATGGGTATCTTAATAAAATACTTAAAACAGATGCAGAAGATTACATTATTGCGTCAGATACGGACTCGGTGTATATATGCTTTGACAAACTTGTTGGCAAAGTATTCAAAGATGAAACCGACAAATCCAAAATCGTTGACTTCTTGGACAAAGTGGCTACAGATAAAATCGAACCTTTTATTGATAAAGCTTATCAAGAACTCGCTGACTATGTAAATGCATACGAACAAAAAATGGAAATGAAAAGAGAAGTGATTGCAGACAAAGGTATTTGGGTTGCAAAGAAAAGATATATTTTAAATACACATGATGTTGAAGGTGTTCGTTATAAAGAACCCAAATTAAAAATTATGGGTGTTGAAGCTGTGAAGTCATCAACACCAGCACCATGTCGTGAAAAGATTAAAGAAGCATTAGTTATTATTATGAACGAAGATTCTAAAGTGCTAAATAGTTTTATACAAGATTTTAGAAAAGAGTTTATGACACTAAAACCAGAAATGGTTGCGTACCCACGCTCAGTAAATGGATTATTAAAATGGACTGAATCACATAATCTATTTAAGAAAGGAGCCCCAATACATTGTAAAGGTGCAATATTATACAATCATCTTTTAAGAGAAAAGAAATTACAAGGAAAATATCCTTTTATACAAGAGGGTGATAAGATTAAATTTTTACATATGAAAATACCAAATGTGTATCAATCAACTTCTATATCATTTATGACTAAGTTACCTAAAGAATTAAACTTACATACTATAGTAGATTATGATATGCAATTTGAAAAGTCATTTGTAGAACCATTAAAATTTATTACTAGTATTATACAATGGCAGATTGATGGTAGTTATGGAACACAAGGAACACTAGAGGAGTTTTTCTAATGGCTGGAAAAGGTGATAAAAGAAGACCACTTAAAGTGGACATAAAACAGTTTGATTCAAACTGGGATTTAATATTTAAAAAGAAAAATACTTTTGACCATTTAATGATAGACAAAATATTAACATATGAAGTAGATGATTCTGTTCAAGAAAAAGAAGTTGCAGTATTATTGTCTGGTGGTGTTGATTCTATCTCTGTTGCATTTGCAGCTGAAAGACTTGGAAAGAAGATAACTGCATATAGTTTTAGATTAGATAATGAACCATCTTATGATTATAACAAAGCAAAAGATATTGCTCAAATGAGAAATTGGAAATTCGTTGGTGTTACTATACCAACAAATAGATTGATAGAAGATTTTCATAATTTAGTTAAATTGGGATGTAGAAAGAAAACACAATTCGAATGTACATTCCCATTTCTATACATCTATCCACAGATAAAAGAACAATATGTTTTGTCTGGTTGGGCTGCAGATGGTTATTATGGATTAAGTAAAAAAGCTATGATACATTATAAAGGTGATAACTTTAATGAGTTTAGAGATAATTATTTTGAAAAAGAAAATCAAGCTGGTTACATATGGCATAATAAAGTTGCAGAAATGAATAATAAAAATCTTATAACACCATACTTAACAGCACCAGTAAAAGAATTTTTCTACAAACACAATCATGAACAATTAAATAAACCATTTCAAAAACATCATGTAAGAAATGGATTTTATGAGTTTAATGAAATAGGTAAAGTAGAGAATCATTTAAATTTGCAAATAGGAAGTGGAGTAATAAAACTATTTGAAACTTTATTAAAAAATAAAGAAATTAACTTTAAGAATAGGACTAGAATGTTAGATGTTTATAGAGATTGGTATGAAATGGAAAATACATCAACACTAGAAGAATATGTATGAAATATAAACCTTATAATTTAAAAGATGTTGTTAAGGCTTCTGAACAAGAAAAGTTTACAGTAGTATCAACTTTCGCTGGTGGCGGTGGCTCATCTACTGGATATCGTTTGGCAGGTGGTAAGATACTTTGTGTGAATGAGTTTGTTCAAGAAGCAATAAATACATATAAGGAAAACTATCCTAATACACCTATACTACCAGATGATATAAAAAAACTTACTGCAGAAGATTTTAACAAGTATGGTGACATAGATATCTTTGATGGTTCCCCACCATGTTCTGCATTTTCTGTATCTGGTGCAATGGTACAAGGTAGTCACTCTAAAGGTTGGGGTCAAACTAAAAGTTATTCTGATGGTAAGAAAGTAGAAAACATAGAGGATTTATTCTTTGAGTTTTTAAGAATAGCAAAAGATTTAAAACCTAAAGTAATTGTTGCTGAAAATGTAAAAGGATTAACTATTGGTGAAGCAAAAAACTATCTTTTCAAAATTGTAAACACATTTGAAGAAATAGGATATGATGTATCATATAAAGTTTTAAACTCCGTACACTATGGAGTAGGACAGACAAGACAGAGAACTATCTTTATAGCTGTTCGTGAAGATGTTACAGAGGCAATAGGATTAACATTCATGAATATTCAAAGTTTATTCCCACAAGAAAGTAATGAAGTGGTTACATTAGAAGATTGTTTAACAGGAATAGAAGTAGATAGAAAAGAAGCAGATACATTAATAGAAAAATTTGAAGGCACATCACATCATGAAACTTGGTTGGATATGCCAGATGACCCTAAGAAAGTAGAAACAGGTGGTGACTATCATCCTAAAGGTCATTTTTTTAATATGAAAAAATGTTCAAGATTTAAACCTTCCCCAACAATTACAGCACATGCTGGAGCAATGCACTGGCATGAACCTAGAACATTTACAATTAAAGAAGTAAAAAGAATAATGTCATTACCTGATGACTTTAAACTAACAGGAAGTTTTAATAAACAAGCAGAAAGATGTGGTAGAATGGTACCACCACTAATGATGAAAGCAATTGCAGAATCAATTTATGAAAAAGTATTGAAACCATATAATGAAATATCAAAAGTATAATTTAAAAGATGTAAAAGAAGCATCGGCACAAAATAAGTTTAGTGTCATATCTACCTTTGCTGGTGGTGGTGGTTCATCTACTGGTTATAGACTAGCTGGTGGAAACATACTTTGTGTAAATGAGTTTGTAGAACAAGCAAGAATTACTTACAAAGAAAATTACCCAGATACAAAAATACTACCTGATGATATAAAAGAACTTACAGGTAAAGACTTTTTAGAAACTGCGGGAATACAAAAAGGTGAATTAGACATATTAGATGGTTCCCCACCATGTTCTGCATTTTCAATGTGTGGTACATTAGGAAAGTCTGGTTCAAAACATTCTGATGGTTGGGGTAAAACTAAAAAGTATTCAGACAATAAAGTAGTAGAAAATATTGAAGACTTATTTTTTGAATATCTTAGAGTTGCAGAAGAAATAAAACCTAAAGTTATTATAGGTGAAAATGTCGCAGGTCTAGTGGCAGGAGAAGCTAAACTTAAATTAAATGAGATTGTAAATACATTTGAAAAAATTGGTTATGATGTATCATATAAAATTTTAAATGCATCACACTTTGGAGTACCACAATCTAGAAGGCGTGTTATCTTTATAGCTGTTCGTGAAGATGTTACAGAGGCAATAGGATTAACATTTATGAACAT